TCCTTTGGTAGTCGGCAAAGTCTTTGGCTTGTCCGCTTGCTACCCAATCCCGTTTCTGTACGAGTTCTTTATCTAGTTCTTGTACTAGAGCATCAAATGCATCCATTAATCACCTTTCTTAGGTTTCTTTTCCTTTTCAGGTCTTAGTCCTTCAAATGCCTCTTGAATAAACATCTTCTCCTTCTCATCCCGCATTTGTGCTGCGGTCTTTAGAGCGTCAAATTTATTCCGATCTGCATCGTTCTTGGCCTGTGCTGCCACACGCTTTTCTTCAACGGCAATTTGTTGTGCCTTGAGTACTGCATCCACTTGATCCTTAACCGCTTTGCGTTGCTGATCAGCTTGTTTGATCTGGAGCTCTTGCATCTGCATCTGGATAAGAGGATCTTGCGCTTGTTGTTGCGCTTGCTGCTGTTGAGCTTCTGCTTGCGCTTGTGCCAGAAGTTTTTGGCTAGCCTGAGCAACCAAACGAGAGAGCTCGACTTCAACACTTTCTGGTAATGGCTTAAAGTCTTCATCGTCTTCGCCAGTTACAGGTAACGTGACACCCATCATTTGTTCAATCTGCTTGCGGTACTCCATGCCAACGTGCTCATTAATATGGGCAGTCATAACGGCTTGCATCATTTGAGCGGCTTGTGGGTTGAGTGACAAAATCTGCTGGATCTTGGGATTCTGCATCGCAGACATATGGGTCACGATATGTGCTTGGTGGTCCTGATAGATAAACGCTTTTACAGGCTTGCCACGCAAGATATTCATATTCTCGGTAACCGGATCCTGCGGCTTTTGGTCGTCTTCCATAGGCACCAGCTTTGCCGCGTTCTTGATTCCGAGGACATCAAGCATCTGACGATGTAAGAGCGGCATGTTGTAGAGCTGTGGAGACTGTTGAGCCAACTGGAGAACCGCTTGGTACTGAACAATCTTTTGCGCCATTGTTGCTGCATTTGGGTCCGAGACCGGTATGACTTCAACATTGTCATAGTCCGACTTCTTCGCGCGTGGCGAACCTTCAACGGGCATGTAGCTGTAATCATCTGGTGTATAGTCCGCGATAATTTTCTTAAGGAGCTTGAACTCCTGCTTCATGGAGTAGTGGATACGTGCTTGTACCGCACTCATTACCTTTAGTGTTCTTTCTAGAATTGCTAGTGTGGTGCCTACCGGCGCATTCGCGCTCATGTCAGAGACCTTCATGTCACTAACGGAAGCAAACGCACGGCCTTCTTGAATGACCTTGTCTAACAACTGAGCCAAAACAACTGAAGGCTCTTTATAAGGTAGGGGGAGGATGTTATCCCGCATGGTTCCAGATGGAACGTCTACATCTCTAAACTCTCCTGGAGCGATTGGAGTATCGTCACCCCTTATTCGGAGACCGCGTGTCTTAAAGCCTCCCGGCAAGTTTGAGAGAGTTCCAGCGTCAACAAGTTGTCGAAGCATAGAGGTCCCAGACTTAGCAAAAGCCCCAATAAGATGAATAAAACCAAAACAGTAAAAGCCGAAACCAGGAATGTAGCCGTAGTGGACGAAGTGCTGCCTCTTTTGATATGTTTCATCATCGGGTTCCCAGTTACGACGGATAGCTAGAATTGTGCTGCTGCCTTTTTCAATCGTTACAACGTATGGCAGTGCGATCCCAGTAGGTTTGTCGTCATCATCTTTGTGCTCGTGACCAGGTAAATCTAGCTCAACATGCATTTCTAAAAGCTTATAGCGATCATCTGAAGTTGCTCTAAAGCCAAGCTTCTCTGCAATCTTCTTCTCTACTTCATCCATCACGTTATTGGGCTCGCCCAAATCAACATCGCGATAGAAGCCAGAGTGCTGTAAGCGCTTGAGTTCGTTCTCAGTCTTACGCATCACGTGGGTAATACGCTCTGCAGACTCTAAGTTAGACGCACCGTAAGGCACCACGATATCTTCTGCAGGGACATACATGGCAACTTGGCGATCAAGCCCTGGATCGATATAAATCTTTTTGAAGGCGTTACCAGCAAGACCCAAGCCCCACAACATGCGCTCATGCTCAGGACGATACTCCTGCATCACATCGGTTAACTGGTAGTTCATGTCATCCTTGACACGCTCTGCAGCTTCTTTCTTTTCGGCGGTTTCTTTACCAATAATCTGTGTCTTTACAGGCCCTGATGCAGGGAATGTCGACATCATGGTTTCAGATTGGAACTTGACTAGAGCCTCACTTAAAATGGGGTGATATACACCACAAGCACCTTCCCAAGGTTCTGCTCTTTCTTCAATCTTTAGGCCTAACAACTCTAGGCCGTCTACATAGGTTTGAATCCAATCTTTACGGGAGGAGATGTCGGAATCAAAATCACCAGTAAGTTCGTTGGCTAATTCTTGCAGTGCGCTCTCGTCCATGTACTCGGCAAGGTTGGCGCTAAAATCTTCTTCTGTTTCTTTGGCGGGTTCAATCTCAATTTCTAACCCATCGACACCAATTTTTACGGACTCAGGATCCTCGATTTCAATTTCAATCTCTGGCTCAACTGCTGCTAGAGCTTCAATCCCTTCGGGAGCCGCGTATAAACCTTTGTCAATATTTGTCGCCATATCTGATCCTTAGTAGTAACCAACTGCACGTCTAGATTTGAAGCTTGGAACTTCGTCCTCTTCGTCTGACTGTAGTCGTATAAACCCACCCCTTCTAAACCGTAACAGTGCCTGAGTCATCGAGTCCACCAAGTCATCATGCTCGCCTGACGGAAAACTCGCAACTTCTTCCACTAACTCTTCCGCCCAGTGCGTCCTCGGAACCCACACTCTGCCACTTGCAAAAATGTCCGCAACTGCATTTAATCTCGCTATCTTATCATTGCCTTTAGACGGTGTATATTCCTGCACCGGGATACCCATCGCCCTTAACTCGAATATGAGGGGTGAACCCGCCGCTTTTGCTTCGACGATCAGGCTATCTGGCTCCCATTCTTGATACTCTTCGTAAGCCTTCTGTTTGAGCTCCGGAAACTCCATCCGTCGTTTGAACGCATTGAGAGCAATAATGTTGACCTGGTCCAACCCAGTATCATCTGGCCAATAAAATACCCCCCACGTTGTACATGCACTATAGTCTGACCGCTCGGTCTTTAAGAACGCCGTATCCCAAGACTGGATTAAGAAGTCACAGTAGGGCGGGTCATCACTCTCCCACCAACGCCACCATTCTCGTTTAATAATCGCCGAGACATCACTTGTGGGTGACTGCATATACTGCGCCTGCCACTTCGAGTTGGGTAATTCTTGGCGTAGGGCTTCTAATTCTTCGAGCTTCCAGAACTCTGGCCATAAGGGCTTACCCGAGGGCAATATTGCAGGAAACTCAATCACTTCCCAGTCTTCACCATGTCGCTGTGCCGCCGCTTTGACCACCTGACCCGTCAAATCTTTCTTTGACCACCGAGTCATCACAATTACGATGGCACCACCTGGCTGTAAACGCTGACGCGGACCGGATGTATACCACTCGTACGTTTTGTCGTACACCTCTGGGTTTGTTTCCGCTATGGTTGCTTCTTGTTCCGAGTGAGGATCGTCGATAATGAGGATATCAGCGCCTTTACCCGTGACCGCACCGCCGACACCAATAGCAAAATAGTCTCCGCCGTGGTTAGTGTTCCATCGCCCAGCAGCTTTAGAGTCAGACTGTAGTTCAACCTTTGGAAATAACTTTTTATAGACTTCTGAATCGACCAAGTTTCTGACTTTACGTCCAAAACCCACTGCCAGCTCCGCTGTATGAGATGTCTGAATGACCTTCTTGTTAGGAAACCGTCCCAAGAACCACGCAGGTAACAGGTAAGAAGCAAATTCAGACTTAGTATGGCGAGGAGGCATATTAATAATAAGACGTTTAATTTCTCCATTTGCTACCCTTTCAAAGGCTTTTGCCATCTTGGCATGGTGTCTGCCATGTATAAAGTTAGGCCATACGTAATTTACGTAGGTCATGAAGTCCTGCGGCGCCTTACTTGTTACCTCAACATCCGCCCTCTCTCCGAGTAACTCACCAAGCTTTACTCGAACCTCCGGAGGG